AGATTGGTGTGTCAGGAAGAATCCAAACAGGTTCATATGATGATAAGGACACAGGCAAAAAGGTATATACAACAGATATTGTTGTTGAAGAATTCACTTTCTGTGAAAGCAAGGCACAGAATTCACAGCCTGTTGCAAATGAAGATGGATTTGTGAACTTTGATGATATTTCAGAAGAACTTCCCTTTCTTCCGTAGGCGGTGACAGTATGACAACACTGACAATCAAAGGACAACTTCCGAACCTTAATGAATACACAAGGGCTTGCCGAACAAACAGATATGTTGGGGCAAGAATGAAGGAAAAAGCCGAAGAAATGATTTCTGCATACATATTGGAACAAATGAAAGGCATCTGTTTTGAAAAAACTGTTGAATTGTCTTTCCGGTGGTATGAACCGAACAAGAAACGTGATTTGGATAACATATGTTTTGCAAAGAAATTCATCCTTGATGCACTTGTCAGCAACGGAATTATTGTTGCTGATGGGTGGAAGGGTGTTATCGGATTCACGGATCAATTTTTTGTAGATAAAGAGAATCCAAGAATTGAAGTTGATATAAAGGAAGCAGGTGAATCAAATGGATAAATTAGAAGAATTAAGAACAACAACAGATATTGTGAAGCACATCTTGCGAACAATCCCAATGGCAAGAAACAGTGACAATCACTTGTATTATTGGGTGTGTGCCACAATTGGCAAGGAAAAGGGCATTGATATTCATTCAATGTCAATGCCGAACTTCCTTTTCAGGGTGAAAGAAAATGGATTTCCGCAGTTTGAAAGCGTGAGAAGGGCAAGGCAGAAGATTCAGGCTGATTATCCCGAATTAGCAGGAAATGAACGTGTGGAAGCAAGAAGAAAAGCAAATGAAGAAATCTTTGAAGAATATGCAAAAGGGGAAGTGTAATGGCAAAGAATAACGCTTTAATTGAACAAATGAAAAGATTGCAAAGAAGCATCAATAATATAACACCTGAAATCTATGCAGGAATTGCATTGGCACTACACCGGAAATATGGATGGGGATTCAAAAGAATCAATGATTTGTTCTGTGAATCACAGGAAATATGGTTTGAATGTGCGAATTCGGATGTGAACATGATTCAGATGTGTGCGGATGAAACAGGGATTGATGTTGCAAGAAAGGTGAATGAAAAGAATGGATAAGCAAAAGAAGGATCGTGAGTGCATCCAATGTGAAAAGTTCTTTGAATGCGAAGGAAAACCACAGGAAGTGCAGCGTTGTATCAATTTTATTGAAAGGAAGAAGGGCAATGGCTGAAAGAAGAATGTTCACAAAGAAGGTGACGGATGATGATAATTTCATGGCACTTTCATCTTCCGCACAGGCATTATACCTTCATTTATCCATGAGTGCTGATGATGATGGTTTTTGCAATCAGGTTTCAATTTCCATGTTTAAAGCCCATGCAAGTGTTCAGGATTTGCAAGCATTGTTGGAAAAAAGATATATATATCAATTTGAAAATGGTGTGATTGTGATTAAGCATTGGAGAATGGCAAACGCATTGAGAAAAGACAGATACACACCAACGGCATTCCAAGAAGAATTGGCACATTTGGATATAAAAGATAATGGTTCTTATACTTGGTTGCCAAGTGGTTGCCAAGTGGTTGCCGAAAGGTTGCCACAGGTTAGTATAGGTAAGGTTAGTACAGGTAAGGAAAGTATAGTTGAAGATATTCCGGATTCTATCGAACCGGAAAAGCCCACTAAAAAGAAACCTGTCAAACATAAATATGGAGAATATAAAAATGTTCTTCTGACTGATGATGAACTGCAAAAATTAAAGACTGAATATTCTGATTTTGAAGAACGGATTGAAAGACTTTCTTCCTATGTGGAATCAACCGGGAAGAAGTACAAAAGTCATTATGCAACCATCAGGAGTTGGGCAAGAAGGGATGCTGAAAAGCCCGGAAGAAAAGAAATTGTTCCTTCATGGATGAAAAAGCCCGGATTCAATGATTTCATGAAATCTGATTATGATATGGATGAACTGGAAAGGGAATTGCTTGGAGAAAAGAAAACAACAGGCAGTGATCCTGAATTGAAATCAAGGGCTGATGCTTTAAAAGAAAGGTTGGGTACAAAGTGAAAGCAATATGTTATTTGAAACAAATCAAAGTAATGGATGCAAAAATCAATTCTGATGTTGAAGAACTTGCACAACTTGAAGCCCTTGCCACCAAGACAACTTCTGTTCTTGGTGGTGAAAGGGTGCAATCTTCAGGAAGTCAGCAAAAGATGGCTGATTGCGTTACAAAAATAGTTGAATTGCAGGAACATATCAACAGGGAAATTGATACCTTTGTTGACTACAAGGAACAAGCCCGAAAATTGCTTTCCAATTGTGATGCTGATTGTATCAACCTGTTATACAAAAGATACTTCCAATTCAAAACATGGGAAGTGATAGCAGTGGAAATGAACTTCACATACAAATGGGTTTGCGGTGGGCTACACCAAAGGGCATTATCACAATATCAGAAAGGGCTTGACGAATGGGCAGAATAAATAATCGTGAATTAGTTTTTAAGTTATATGAAGAAGGCATTTCATACAAGGGGATTTCAGAAAAGACAGGATATTGCATATCAACCATTGCAGGAATGCTTTCAAGGGCAGGAAAGTGTAAACGAACAAAAATGTATGAAGAAAAGATTGATGAAATCTTGGAACTGTACAGGCAAGGGCTGAACAATAAAGAAATTGCAAGTCAGATTGGATGTTCAACAGGCAATGTTGGAAAGGTGTTGAATGTACACGGCATTTACAGGCGGATAACATCTGTGAATGAAGAAGTGGATGAAAGCAATCTGCAATTTGCAGAACCAAAGAAGATGAATTTTGAAAAGGTGATTATTAACGGAAAGCAATACACAGATATTACAGATGCTTTTTTATAGAAAGGTGGAAAATATGAACGAAGTTGAAAGACAGGAATTGAAGAACCGGATTGAAGGAATGTCTGAAGAAGAAACGCTGCTTGCAGTGAAGGTGATCCCAACAGATGTATTATGGGATGAATTAAGAAGAAGGGATAATCTGAATCGTGAAATGATTACAAATGCAAGACAGATTCTGAAGGTGGTGGAATGATTATGTGGGAAAGCCCAATAAAACAGATTACAACAGAAATGCAATTTATGTACGAAAATGAATGTATGAAAGTTGTGCAGGGTTTCGGATTTGATGTTGACAAAGAAGAACTGATAAAAGCCTTGCAGTATGACAGAAAGCAGTATGAAAAAGGCTATGCGGATGGATATGCAAAGGCTATTGATGAATTTGCGGAAGCGTTGAAAGAAAGATTAGTCGGTATGCAAATGGCAGAATTGCAAGGCGAAGATGTTTGTCCTTGTGCCGAAACTGGCGAAGATTGTCCGTATATGAATCAGGACATAGGATGTCAGTATTGTGCAAGAGAACAGACAATTAAAGATATTGACGAAATCGCAGAACAGTTGAAAGGAGTGCGGAATGAGTAAGAAACCGATTATAAGGCATTGCCGGAATTGTGAATATCATAAACCTGCACATATATTTGATGCTTGGTGTGATGTGAAATACAAATGGATTGAAAAAGGGAAGAAAGGTGCAAGATTTTGCAGATATTACAAGCAGAAGGGAAGTGAAGAAAATGCGATTGATTGATGCGGATGCTTTGATAAAAAGATTTGAAGGATTGCGTGACGAACACGAAACACACAGTATTTCTTACAATGCACTTTATGAAGTTTTAGTACAACAGCCAACAGCCTATGATGTGGATGCCGTTGTGAAAGAACTGGAAGATTCGGTTGTTTGCGGAATGTTCGGGGCAATGTTCGGCAAAAGTGATACAGAAATTATCGACATAATAAAGGCAGGCGGTATGAAATGAGTGAAGCAATAGGATTGGGAATGTTTGTGGTGATTTCTGTCATGGTATTTTTGTTTGTGATGAAAGAGTAAGAAAGGGCGGTGTAAACAATGATTGATGAAAAGAAACTGATTGAAGGGTTGAATGAATTGATTGCAGATTCATATTATAAATCTGTTGAAGGAAATAAGGTTGCAGGTATTGAAAATAATGCGTACCACAATGTGAGGAAAATGGTATTCAAACTTGCAGAAGAATATAAGACAGACATAACATTCCAATATGTTGTATTGCAAACAGATATTTTGAAAAGAATGGGTATTGATATTAGTTCAAAATGGGAAACAGCAACACAACAAGCATATGCACTTAATGAAGCATATATGCGTGGTAGACAAGATGAAAGCGATAAGTTTGCAAGATTGCAGGATGAACACAAGGGCGGTTGGATTCCTTGCAGTGAGAGATTACCCGAAGATGATACAAAGCAATACATAGTACAAAAGACAAACGGATTCATTGATATTCTTGGATTTACCAAAGATGCCTACAAATTAAGCAGATATGATTTTTATGAATACAAAGGCAAGAAGAAGCAGTTGTTTTATGATTGCGATTCTGAATATGGCTACAGTGAATGGAAATGTGAAGCGTGGATGCCCTTGCCCGAATTGTACAAGGGGGAATGAGTATGAGTAATTACACAAAACTTCAAAACACAAGAAGGCAAAAGACAAGAAATGAAAGCATATATGATATTGGCAAGTATGACAGTATGGAAAAAAGCAAATACACATCAAGAATAATAAAGATATATGAAGAAGAAAGGAAGAAGAAAAATGAAAGAAATCACTAGGATAATAACAGCACAGATCACTTTGATTGAAACAATGGAAGATGAATTTGCAGACAGCATTATCAGTTCCAAGGAAGATTCAGAAAAGAATTTTGTTGATAGTTTGAAGAACTTATACAGGGCTGCTGATGTAACAGTTGAAATCAAGGATTTTGTATTGGAGAAATAGCATGACGGAAACAGACAAGAAAATTGTGTACCTGTATAGAAATGGGTACAGGCTGAAAGATATTTCAAAAAAGACCGGGCTTTCAATGAATCAAGTCAATTACAGATTGCTTGTGATACGGAAGAAACGCAAGGTGCAAAGATGGTGGGATGAAGGTGAAGAAGCATGACAGCAAGACAGATAATAATTAAATGCCTTGACGAAAATACAGATGTTACTTGCAGAAATCATCCGTGTGACAAACCCGAAAAAGAGGGGAATACAGGCAAGTGTTGTCACAAGTGTTCCTTAGAGATATTAAGGGAATATGAGAGCAAAATTTATAACAAGGCTATTGGTGAAGTGATGAAAAAGGCTAAAGAAATTCAAGAAGAACAAATAAGAAACCTTGAACAATCACCAATAAGAAATGGGAAACGTTGGGCAGCATATATGAATACTTATCTTGGACACATTCAAGTTGCTTGCAAAAGATTGATAAAAGAACAGTTGAAAGGCAATGAATAAAGAAAGGGTGTTAATTCCCTATATTATTCTGATATAATTATAATCGGAAAAGTACATAAGATTCATGGAAGGCACAGTTTCCCATTTGGCTGTGCCTTTTGTCGTGCCTGTGAGAGATCACTCCTGTCTGCTCACAGGCTTTTCCGTATACAAAGAAAGGTGGTGTTGCAGGATGGCAGAATTAACAGCCAAACAAAAAAGATTCTGTGATGAATACCTGATTGACCTGAATGCAACACAAGCAGCAATTAGGGCAGGTTATTCAGAAAAAACGGCAATGGAACAAGGGTATCAGTTACTTCAGAAAACTTCAGTTGCAGAATATATCGCAGAAAGAAAAGCAGACAGAATTGAAAGAACTGAAATCACACAGGATATGGTTCTGAAGGAATTGGCAAACATAGCATTTTCCAATGCTGCTGATTTTGCAAAGGTGATTGAAAAGCAAGCAATGGTTGATGTAGAAGGGAAAATGATTCCTATGTATGATGCAGATGGAAAACCTGTGTTGTATAGAACTGTTGAACCTGTTCTGACAGAAGAACTGACAGAAGAACAGAAAAGGGCATTATCAGTCATTAAAAAAGGCAGGGATGGTTTTGAAGTAAAGCCATATGACAAGGTGAAGGCATTGGAATTGTTAGGCAAGCACCTTGGAATGTGGACTGATAAAGTTGAAGTTGAAGCAATTGTGCCTATATTCGGGGGTGAAGATGCCTTGGAAGAATAGGCGGTGAATATGGTAAAAAAAGAATATATCAGCCTTCCTGAAGTAGTAGGGAAGGGGTATAAAGCCTTTTGGAACTTCAAGGGCAGATATAAGGTGTGCAAGGGAAGTCGTGCATCAAAGAAATCCAAAACAACAGCATTATGGATAATATACAACATGATGAAATATCCGGAAGCAAATACACTTGTTATCAGAAAGGTATTCAGAACACTGAAGGATTCATGTTATAAAGATTTGAAATGGGCTGCAAAGCGTTTGAAGGTAGAACATTTGTGGGATTTCACATTGTCACCACTTGAAGCAACATACAAGCCCACAGGACAGAAGATATATTTCAGGGGCTTGGATGATCCGTTGAAAATAACATCAATTGCAGTTGAAATGGGTTGTTTATGTTGGATGTGGCTTGAAGAAGCGTATGAAATCATGAAAGAAACTGATTTTGATATGCTTGATGAATCCATCCGTGGTGCGTGTCCTGAAGGATTGTTTAAACAAGTTATAATCACGCTGAATCCGTGGAATGAACGGCACTGGATAAAGAAAAGATTCTTTGATGCCAAAGATGAAGATATACTTGCAATCACAACAAATTATATGTGTAATGAATGGTTGGATGCAGCCGATTTGAAAGTGTTTGAACGTATGAAGAAGAACAATCCCCGAAGATATGCCGTTGCAGGGCTTGGCGGTTGGGGTGTTGTTGATGGTCTTGTATATGAAAATTGGCATGAAGAATATTTTGAGTTAGAAAAGGTACGGCAATACAAATCAGCATTTGGACTTGATTTCGGTTATACGAATGATCCAAGTGCTTTTTTTGTTGGTTTCATAGATACAGATAACAAGAAACTGTATGTGTATGATGAATTCTATCAGTCTGGAATGTCAAACAGAAGGATTGCGGATGAAATCATTTCAATGGGCTATCAGAAGGAACACATCACAGCCGATTCAGCAGAACCGAAATCCATTGATGAATTGAAGGGTTATGGATTAAGGGTGAAAGGTGCTGAAAAGGGCAAGGATAGCATTCTGAATGGTGTACAGTGGATTCAGGACTTGGAAATCATCATTCATCCAAGGTGCGTAAACTTCCTGACAGAAATCAGCAATTACACATGGGATGTTGATAAATTCGGAACAAAATTGAACAGACCGATTGACGATTTCAACCATTTGATGGATGCCATGAGATATGCACTTGAAAAGTACATCAAAGGCAACAGATGGCTTTATTAGATGCCCTTCAGAATGCGTGTAAGGCTTATTTAAGGGCATAAAGTACAAAGGGGATAGAAATATAGGTACAAGGGAATGAAATGCGTTAAAAACGATTTACCGCACGATTTGAAAATGTTGGAAATAGAAATATTTTCTGATTTGCACATTGGTTCAAAAAAGTGCGATTATATGACAATTCACAAAAGAATAGAACGTGTGAAAGAAAATGACAATGTATATGCAATCATTCTTGGTGATTTACTGAATAATAGCACAAAAACATCCGTTGGTGATGTTTATGAAGAAGAACTGACACCAATGCAACAGATTAAGAAATCAATTATGTTGTTTGAACCTATCAAGCACAAGATTCTTGGAATATGTTCAGGAAACCATGAAAGAAGATCGTACAAAACAGAAGGTGTTGATTTGTTGTATTTCTTGGCTGCCGAACTTGGCATTTCTGATAAATACGATTATTGTTCTTGCCTGTTATTCATTAGATTTGGTCGAAATCCAAAGCACTCAAAAACAGGGAGTGATGTAAGATACAATTGCTACACACTGTATATGACACATGGTGACGGACAAGGCGGAAGGACATTCGGTGGAAAGGCAAACGGACTTCACAGAAGGGGGCAGATAGTTGATGCAGATATTGTGGTGACAGGACACACACACGCACCATTATCATTCAGGGATTGTTTTTACAGAATTGATTATCAGAACAGTTGCGTGAATGAAAAGGAACAATTGTTTGTCAACGCATCTGCAACACTGAACTATGAAGAATATGCCGAATTGTTCGGAATGCGACCAAGCAGCACGCAATCACCTGTGATTGTATTGAATGGTTCAAAAAAAGAAATGACAGTTTTAATGTAAATAGAAAGGCGGTGCAAAAGTGCTAACAACGGCAGAAATAAAACAGTTTATTGAAGAAGATATAACTTCAGAAAAGAAAAGGCTTGCATCCAAAGGTGCAAAGTATTATGAAGGCGAACATGATATAAAATCATTTCGTCTTTTTTATTACAATTCAGATGGAAAATTGGTGGAAGATAAAACAAGAAGCAATATCAAGATTCCGCATCCTTTCTTCACTGAATTGGTGGATCAGGCAGTGCAATATGTTCTTTCTGTGAAGGATGGATTCATCAAATCGGATGTTCCTGAACTTCAGGCAGAATTGGATGCTTATTTCAATGATAACGAAGATTTCACTGCTGAATTATCGGAAATATTAACAGATTGCCAATCAAAGGGATTCGGCTTTATGTACGCATACAAGAATGAAGAAGGAAAGACAGCCTTCCAGTGTGCGGATTCAATCGGTGTTGTGGAAGTAAGAGATAAAGACACAGATTCCAACACTGCCCATGTGATTTATTGGTACATTGACAGAATCGAAAAAGGACAGAAGAAAATCAAACGCATTCAGGTATGGGATGCAGAACAGGTTGAATTCTTTGTTCAGACTGACAATGGGGAAATTGAAAGGGATGCTTCAGTTGAAATCAATCCAAGACCACACACCTTATACAAGGCAGATGGAAAGGACACAATCTATTTCAAAGGATTTGGCTTCATTCCTTTCTTCCGGTTAGATAACAACAAACGGCAGTTCAGTTCTTTAAAGACAGTAAAGGATTTGATTGATGATTATGATTTGATGGCAAGCAGCCTTTCAAATAATCTTGTGGATTTTGACACACCAATTCATGTTGTGAAAGGATTCCAAGGTGATAACTTGGATGAACTGCAACAGAATCTGAAAACAAAGAAGATAATTGGTGTTGAAGATAATGGTGGAGTTGAAGTACACACAGTTGATGTTCCCTATCAGGCAAGGTTGACAAAACTTGAATTGGATGAAAAGAACATTTACAGATTCGGCATGGGCTTGAATACATCCGGGCTGAAAGACACAGCAGCAACAACGAACATTGCAATCAAGGCTGCATATTCACTTCTTGACCTGAAGTGTTCCAAACTGAAAATCAGGCTGAAACAGTTCTTGCGTAAACTGATTAAAGTGGTACTTGAAGAAGTGAATCAGGCAAACGGCACTGATTATCAGTTAAAGGATGTATATTTCAACTTGGATGAACCTGAAATCATGAGTAATGCACAGGAGAATGCACAGATTGGATTGATTGAAGCACAGGAACAGCAGACAAGAATCACAACACTTCTGAACCTTGCAACACAGTTGGACAATGAAACACTGATGCAGAACATCTGTGAAGTTCTTGATATTGATTATGAAGAAATCAAAGGAAAGTTGCCTGATCCTGATGAAGCAATGAATGAAATCAACAATATGCAGGGTGCATTGAATGGTATTGCAGAAGAAGGTGGTGTAATTGAATAAGCGTGAAAAAGAAGCACAGCAGGTGTTCTTGGATAATGAAAAAGCAGTTCTGAAGAAGTTAGAAAAAAACTACAAAGATGCCCTTTCAGAAATCAACAGCAAGATTGAATTATTGATGTCAAGGCAGGATGCTGATATGCAGCACGTTATATATCAGGTTGAATATCAGAAAGCATTGAAGAAGCAGGTTGAAGCAATCCTTGAAACACTTCACAGCAATGAATTTGAAACGGTTTCCGAATACTTAACCAAATCATATGAAGATGGATTCATCACCACTATGTACAATCTTCAGGGGCAGGGCATTCCGCTTGTGTTCCCTATTGACCAAGAACAGGTGGTGAATGCTATTCAGCATGAAACCAAGTTGTCAGAATCACTGTATGCGAAATTAGGACTTGATACAAAAGACCTGTCAAAGAAGATTGCAGGTGAAATCAGCCGTGGTTTGTCAGGCGGTCAGATGTATTCGGAAATTGCAAGGAATATTGCAGGATGGGCAATGATTCCGAAGAACAACGCAATGCGGATTGCCCGAACAGAAGCACACAGAATCCAAACAAAGGCATCAATGAATGCTTGCAATAAAGCAAAATCAAAGGGTGCTGATGTTGTCAAACAGTGGGATGCAAGCCTTGACAAAAGAACAAGGGATTCCCATGCACAGGTTGATGGTGAAATCCGTGAATTGGATGAACCTTTCAGCAATGGTTTAATGTATCCGGGTGATCCAAGTGGAAGTGCAGCAGAAGTTGTCAATTGCCGTTGTGCATTGCTTCAAAGGGCAAGATGGGCATTGGGGAATGATTATACAAAATGGTCACCTGATGCACCTGTTGAAATATCTGATGATGGCACAACGCAGTTCATAAAAGTTGATGCAAATAGTTATAAGGAATTCAAAGGGTATTATCGGGATATTACAAATCAAATGACAATGAATTTTCAAGGGGGCATGAAGAAATGAAAATCTTAATTATCGGATTAGCAGCGGCAGGGGTGCTTCTTATTGGTGGTGCTTCTGTTGCGTTAATTATAGCAAGTAAATATTTGCAAGATTTATCTGAATGAAAGGAGAAAAGGCATGAAAATTGACTGGACAAGAAAATTGACAAGCAGAAAATTTTGGGCTGCCGTTGTCGGGTTCATTACACCAACAATCATTGCATTTGGTGTTCCTGACAATGTGGTAACACAGGTATCAGCAATCATCATGGCAGGGGCAACACTGATTGCCTATATTATCGGTGAAGGGCTGACGGATGCAGCACACAAAGAACAGGAGTGATGAAGCATGGCAACAAAAACACAGGTGAACAACTTCATCAAAACAGTTGGGCAAGCAGCACTGAATGAAGCACGAAAAAGGAAGATATTAGGAAAGAAATGGATTCTTCCGGGAATATGTGTTGCACAGGGTGCTTGCGAATCGGCTTGGGGAACATCAAAAGCAATGGTACAAGCCAATGGATTGTTTGGCTTCAAAGTTGGATCAGGTGTTATTTATGGCACAGGGTGGAAAGGCAAGTCATACAGTACCAAAACAAAAGAATTCTATGGTGAGTATGTAACCATCAGGGATAATTTCAGGGCATATGACAGCATTGAAGATGCAATTGCAGATTATATGGATTTGCTTTGCAGCCTTTCAAGATATGCAGGTGCAGTGAACAATCCGAATGCGAAAAGCACAATAACAGCAATCAAAAATGGTGGGTATGCAACATCCCCAACATACATCAATACTATTATGAGTATTTACAACAAACATCCTGAAATCGCAGCACTGGATGCTGAATTTTTAGGAACAGCAAAAAAGGTTGAATATTTCCCGAAATATGAGAAGGCAACAGTAAGCATTGTATCGGCACTGAATGCTATGAATATTACAAGCAGTTTTGCATATAGGGCAGAAATTGCAGCAGCAAATGGCATCACAAATTATAAGGGAACAGCCGTACAGAATACCAAACTGTTGTTTCTGTTAAAGCAGGGAAAATTGAAAAGACCGTAAACCAACAGCATCTTTCAAGGTGCTTTTTTTATTGCCTGAATGGGGCATATATCCATTCAAAATATGCCCTGTCGCATGGCATTAAAACTAGGCTGTCTTTGTGGAGAAACCACACATAAAAACACAGACAAAGAAAGGAAATGATATGGAATTTTTAAAAGAGTTATTGGGTGAAGAACTTTTTTCACAGGTAGAAAGCAAAATCAATGAACACAATGGCAACGAAGCAAACAAAGATAAGCAGGTGAAAATCGGCAATCTTGGAAAAGGTGAATATGTGAGTAAGGGCAAATATGAAGCCCTTCAGGAATTGGTGAATGGCAAGGAAACAGAATTGAAATCTGCAAATGATTTGATTGCTGAACTGAAGAAAGGAACGAAGGACAACGAAGGCTTGCAGAAGAAAATCGGTGATTATGATGCACAGGTTGCACAGTTGCAAGCACAGTTGCAGGAAACAAAGTTGAAAGCAGCAATCAAGGTTGCTTTGCTGTCTGAAAAGGCAGTGGATGTTGATTATTTGACATTCAAATTGAATGAAAAACTGAAAGAAAAAGGTGAAGCCTTAACACTTGATGAAAATGACAATATCAAGGGTTGGGCTGATATGCTGTCCGGTCTGAAAACACAGTTCCCTAATATGTTTGAAACTGCAAGCAATGGTGATTATCAGGTGTTTGATCCAAACAAATTGCCCGGAAGTGATGAATCAGGCACAGGAATCACACAGGAACAATTCGGCAAGATGGGGTATCAATCAAGACTCAAATTGAAACAAGAACAGCCTGAAGTATATGCACAAATGACAGGCAAAACAAACTAATTAAAAAAGAGAGGTAGAAAAAATGGCAACTACAATGTTAGAAAATTTAATTGATGCAGAAGTAATGGCAGATGTAATCAGTGGCAAAATCGGTTCTAAAATCCGTGTTACACCTTTTGCAAAGGTTGACACCACACTTGCAGCAAAGAATGCAGGTGACACAATTAGTGTACCCCAGTATGCGTATATCGGGGACGCAGAAGACATCAGCGAAGGACTTGAGTGCGGAACAGTTGCACTGACAGCAACCACAACAACCGCAAAAGTAAAGAAAGCAATGAAGGCTGTTGAATTAACGGATGAAGCAGTTCTTTCCGGTTATGGCGATCCCGTTGGTGAAGCAAATAATCAGTTAGCAAAATCTATTGCTGCAAAGGTTGATGCAGATGCAATGGATGCACTTCAGACAGCACAGTTGAAGTATGATGGCAGTGCTTCCGCAATTTCCTATGTCGGAATCGTTGATGCAGTAGACATCTTTGAAGAAGAAGTAAATTCCCCTAAGGTTATCTTTGTACATCCCAAGCAGGTTGCAAAATTAAGAAAGGACAGTGAATTTCTTGCAGCAGATAAGATCGCAGAATCTGTTATCGTGACAGGTGCAATCGGCAAGATTTGCGGTTGTGAAGTTGTTCCGTCAAAGAAAGTTCCTGAAGTTGATGGTGCGTATTCCTGCCCTATCGTTAAACTGAATGGGGATGCTGAAACCGAAGATGAAACAGCAGCAATCACTGTTTATATGAAGCGTGATGTAAACCTTGAAACAGAAAGATTCACGCTTGCAAGAAAAACTGCAATTTCCGTTGATGAAATCTACACTGTTGCATTGTCTGATGCTTCAAAGGTAGTATTAGCAACATTCAAGAAATAATGAAAGGGGGATTTCCCTATGATTATTTCAGTTGATGAATTAAAGCAGTATATCGAAACTGAACTTGATGATTCGGTGCTTGAAGCAATGCTTCAGGCACTTGAATCACTCATTAGAAAGTACACAAACAACAATTTTCAGAACAGACTTTTCCGCTTCACCTGTCCTGTAATGGCACAGAAATTGTTCACTGAATTCCCTTTTGTTGAAGTGGGTGATACAGTTCAAATTTCAGAATCAATCTTCAGCAATGGTTTATATACCATCAAAGAGATTGATGGAAATATGATTGCCCTGAACAAAAGACTTTATGATGAAAATGAAGTGCTTGTCACAAAGGTTGAATATCCAATTGATGTGAAGATGGGTGTTGTGAATCTTCTTAGATGGGATTTGGAACACAGAAGCAAAGTTGGCATTCAATCAGAAACCATTTCACGGCATTCTGTGACCTATTTCAATATGGATGGGGATAATTCTTCACTTGGTTATCCAAAGTCATTATTGGGCTTTTTAAAGCCTTATATGAAAGCCCGGTTTTAAGGGGGTGCAGAAATGATTGGTGGAAATATTGAAGCAATCCTTCAGGTGAATGCACCTGTTGAAAACATCATTGGTGAATCTGTTGATGCTTGGCATGATGTCATTGTGCTGAAAGGTTTTCTTGACCTTTCGGCAGGTGATTCCAAGTACACAACATACAATGCGAAAATCCAAGAATCCACACACGTTTTTATATGCGATTATAAGCCCATTCCTGACATTATAGAAGTTTCGGGGATAAGTGTTAGGGTACGTGCAGAAAACGCAAGGATGGTGGCAAATTCGCAGTCATATGATGTGATGCTGATTGATGATCCAATGAATATGCACAAGCACCTTGAAATCTATCTGAAATATACAGGGGGGCAGTGATTATGTCCGTAGAATTCACAGATAACAGTGCCAAGGTAAAAGATGCCTTGAATGATGCTGTGATTGCATACCTGTATGAAGCAGGTGGAGAACTGGAAGCACAGGTGAAGCGAAACACAAGGGTTGGATCAGGACAATTGAAGAATTCATGGAATTATATAGTGGATGAAAGCAAGGGTGAAACTGTTATTGGTTCACCACTTGAAAATGCCATTTGGGAAGAATTCGGAACAGGTGAATGGGCTGTAAACAATGACGGAAGAAAAGGTGGTTGGTACTACAAGGATGATGAAGGAAAATGGCATCACACCTATGGTAAAGAACCAAACAGGGCATTTCTTAGTGCATTCAACAGCCTGAAAAATGCCTTGATTCGTAGGGCAGAAGAAGTTTTGAAGGGGTTGAAATAATGAGCATTGCAGCATTGAATATCATTTCCAATGCTATGAAAGAACTTGGATTGAAGTACAAATTCATGACATTCAAGGTTGATGGGGCAACAGCACCGAAAACATATTTTGTTGGTGAGTATCAGGAAATTTCATCAATCAATGAAGATGGGATGCAGGAAACATCCTTCATGATTACAGGCTTTTCAAGGGAATCATGGCTTGTGTTGGAAGAAGCAAAAGAAAAAATTGAAACCTACTTTTCAAAGGTAGGTGGTAAAACGGCAATCACTGAAGCAGGTTCAGCAGTTGCCGTTTTTTATTCCAATAGTTTAGTAGTTCCCACAGGGGATGCAGAACTGAAGAAGATACAAATAAATTTGATTGTTAAAGAATGGAGTGTGAAGTAATGGCATACGAAGAATTAAAATCAAGCGGTATTACTGCAAAGACACCTGAAAACATTATGCTTGGTGCAGGTACTATTCACAAAGGATTTGCCCTTGCAGATGGCAAGTGGAATTTTGAAGAATCCTTGATTGGTGCAACATCCGGTGGTTCAAAATTCAGCATTGTTCCTGAATTCATGGATATTGAAGTTGATGGTGCTTTAGTAAAGGTGAAAGGACTTCAGCAGAAGGTTGGCGAAACAGCAACTATGGAAGTGAATTTTGTTGAAATGACACCTGAACTTCTGAAGATGTGTGTTGTTGGTGATGTTGCAGTTTCAACCGATTATGAAGGATATTCCGAAATCACATCAAGGGCAAGAATCAATGAAAATGACTACATTGAAAACCTTGCCTATGTTGGAAAGAAAACTGATGGCACACCTATCATCATCATCTTTGAACAGGCTATTTGCACAAGTGGTCTTGAAGTAGAAGGTAAGAACAAAGAAGCAGGTGTGTTCGCAGGAACATTTGAATGTGTGGCAGACATTTCCCCTGAAGCAGATACGCTTCCTTGGAGAATCTTATATCCCACACCTACTGTATAAAAAGAATAATTAAGGAGATTGAACAATAATGGAAAAGTATGAATTAAGACCTTTGATTGCATCTGATATGGGTGCAATTTGTAAAATCATCACGGCAATTGGTGTCCGTCAGTTCAAGGAATGTTTCAAAGTGGAAGATTTCAAGGATGGAAATGCGGAACAGGTAGGCTTCAGTGTGGTATTCGACATTGCAGGAATTGTCATTGCGAATATTCCCAAGGCTGAAGATGAAATTCAATCCTTCCTTGCAAGCCTTACCGGACAGAAATTATCCGAAGTGAAGAAAATGCCTTTTGCTGATTATGGTGAACTGATTATTCAGGTAGTAATGAAGGATGATTTTCAGGATTTTTTCAAACGTGTCATGAAATTGTTCAATCGGTAGGCTATATCAAATTTATGGACTTGCTATCTCAAAGGTATGCAAGTCCTTTTTTGATATTAGATGAATTTATCAGATTGCATCAACTTCATGATTTCATACTTGAAATATTCAGTACCATTGCGGAAGAAAAAACGTATGAAGCACGTTGGCAATATTATCTGCACAAAATATTTGATATATCATTTGAAGAATTTGTGCGTAGATGTGAACAGCCACAAAATCAAGAAAGCGGAATGACACATGAAGAAATCGGCAATGTAATCAATCAATCAAAATTGATGTTGGAAGGGTTCAATCCTTCCTTATAGGTGAATGCTTATGGAATTGTTCAGGTTATTTGGAAAAATAGCAATTGACAATACAGAAGCGAACAACGCACTGAATGATACATCACAAAAGGCAAGCGAATCAGCCAATGAAACAGAATCAGCGTTTTCAAAGATTGGCGGTGTTGCAAAAACAATTGCGGTGGGAATAGGCACAGCAGGGCTTGCCATAGGTGGTGCATTTATCGGTGCGGTAGAAAGTACAAGGGAATACAGGGCTGAAATGGGGCTGTTGGAATCAGCATTTCTGACAGCCGGACACAGTTCAAACGAAGCAAAACAGACCTATTCAGATTTGAATGCAGTGCTTGGCGATTCCGGGCAAGCGGTGGAAGCATCACAGCATCTTGCCAAGATTGCAGACAATGAAAAAGAATTAACAGGGCTGACAGACATCCTGACAGGTGTATATGCCACATTTGGTGAATCACTTCCATTGGAAGGGCTTGCAGAAGGTATCAACCACAGTGCTGCCCTTGGGGAAGTACAAGGAAGCCTTGCAGACAGTCTTGAATGGTCGGGGATCACAGTTGAAGATTTCAATGATAAACTTGCCAAACTGAAAACCGAAGAAGAACGGCAAGACCTGATTGTTAAGACCTTGAAAGACACATACAGTGCAGCATCCACACAGTACAAAGAAACAAATGCTGACATCATAGAATCACGAAAAGCACAGGAAAGATTATCTGATGCAATGGCAAAGGTTGGTGAAGTCGGTGAACCGATAATGACAGCCGTGAAGAATGCAATTGCAGGGATGGCAGAAAAGGCAATCCCTGTGATTGAAAACCTGATTCAGAAATTCGGTGATATGTCACAGTGGGTGAAGGACAATGAAACAAAGGTTCATGCTTGGGTTGCTGTGATATTAGGTGCAACAACGGCAATTGCTGCCTTTGTGCTTATTATGAAATGGCAATCCATAATGACAGCAGCAGCCAATGCAATCAAGGTTGTCAGAACGGCAATGCTTGCCATGAATGCAGCAATGCTTGCAAATCCCATTGGGCTTGTTGTGGCAGCAATTGCAGGGCTTGTGGCAGCCTTCATTTATCTATGGAATAATTGTGAATCCTTCAGAAAGTTTTGGCAAAAAACATGGAATCTGATAAAGGATGCAGCACAAAAAGCATGGTCAGCAATCAAGAAAGCCTTTTCGGGCATTGGTTCATGGTTTTCCGATAAGTTCAAGCAGGTACAGAAAGCAGGACAGGATGCCATGAACAAAGTGAAAAAATACTTTTCTGATGCTTGGAACAATGTCAAATCTGCATGGAATGGTGCGAAGTCATTTTTTAGCACTGTGAAATCATGGGTGACAAAACCATTTTCAAGTGCAAAAGATTCTGTTGTGCAGACATTCGGAAAGATATATTCAAGCATCAAAGACAAAATCAATTCTGCAAAAGATGCGGTGAAATCTGCCATTGATAAAATCAAGGGCTTCTTCAAATTCAAATGGTCATTGCCAAAGTTGAAGTTGCCAAGTATCGGCATCAAGGGCAAATTCGGTATTGATCCACCATCAGTGCCGAAGTTTTCATTGAAGTGGAATGCAGAAGGTGGTGTATTAACAAAACCGACAATATTCGGAATGACCGGAAATACATTTCTTGGCGGTGGTGAAGCCGGGCATGAAGCCATTGCACCAATTGATGTATTGCAAGAATATGTGCGAAATGCGGTCAAAGAACAGAATGGTGAGATTGTGCAAGCAATAATTTCACAGAATAGAATTTTGATGGGATTTTTGAAACAGTACATTCCACAAAATGTATATCTTGATTCAGGTGCATTGGTTGGTGAATTATCACCTGTAATTGATGCAAGGCTTGGCAAGATATATTCAAAAACGAACAGACAAAGCACACGTTGATTCGTGTGTTTTTTTAATACACAAAAGAAAGGGGTGAATCCCTACATGGAATTATTCAGATTGCTTGGAAGGATAGCAATTGAAAATAGTGAAGCAAATTCCGCAATTGATGATACTACAGGAAAAGCAGAAAAATCCGAAGGCAGAATGTCAAAGGCATTCAAAAAAGTTGGTGCAGTGATTGCAACGTGTTTTGCCGTTGACAAGATTGTTGATTTTGGCAAGGCTTGTGTAAATATGTATGCCGATTATGAACAGTTGATTGGCGGTGTTGAAACGCTTTTCAAGGATTCTGCAAGCATAGTAACCAAATATGCGGAAAATGCCTATAAAACGGCAGGACTTTCCGCAAATCAGTACATGGAAACTGTGACAAGTTTTTCTGCATCATTGTTGCAAAGTTTGGGCGGTGATACTGAAGAAGCAGCAAAGAAAGCCGATCTTGCAATCACTGATATGGCAGACAATGCAAACAAGATGGGAACAAGCATGGAATCCATACAGAATGCCTATCAAGGATTTGCAAAGCAGAACTACACCATGCTTGACAACTTAAAACTTGGTTATGGTGGCACAAAAGAAGAAATGGCAAGGTTGTTGGCAGATGCAACGGCAATTTCAGGTGTTCACTATGATGTATCAAGTTATGCTGATGTTGTTGATGCAATTCACGTTATACAAACGGAAATGGGCATCACAGGAACAACAGCAAAAGAAGCAAGTGAAACAATAGCAGGTTCAGCAGCATCAATGAAAGGTGCGTGGCAAAACTTCATCACAGGGCTTGGGGATGATAACGCAGATTTATCAGGATTAACAAGTCAATTGGTAACAAGTGTTGTGACATATGGAAGAAATCTGATTCCAAGAATCGGGAAAATTGTTGGAAGCATTTTCGGGGTTATAAAACAAGAAGTGCCAAAATTCATCAAGAAAATCCCTTCACTTGTCAGAGAACACCTTCCTGCCGTTGCAGAAAAGATTCTTGAAAGTGCCAAGGAATTATTCGGATTGCAGGATGCCGATTTCTTGAATTTTGGTGGAATGTTTGAAAGCATTTCAACCTTTTGGGAAGCAAACGGAAAACCTGTATTTGATGCAATCACTTCAATTTTTAGTCAGATAGACCAAAGCACAGTTTTTGAGAATTTACAGAACGGATTCCAATTATTGTGGGAAGTGGTTGGTGAAATTTGGAATTCTGTTGGTCAACCCATTTGGGATGGTGTGATGTCAGCAATTCAATATGTTGCCGATAATTGGCAGCCTATTTCAGAAAAGATTTCAACGCTTTTCCAAACAGCGTGGGATTTGTGCAACACAGCATGGACTTCAATTGGTCAACCTATTTGGGATTTGATTTCTTCTGCCATTGGCAAGGTGAAAGACCTGTTTTCAGAGAATATGCCACAAATTATGGAATTCTTTGATGATGCAATTGAAGGAATCAAAGATACTTGGGAAAATCATCTGAAGCCTGTTTTTGAAGCAATAGAAAAAATCCTGAAAGAAGTGGTGCAACCTGCATTTGAATTTGTGTGGGAAACGATAATTGAACCACTAATTGAAAATACATTTGGTTTTATCAAGGATTTATGGAATGACACTTTGAAGCCTGTTTTTGATGGAATGTGCGATTTCTTGACAGGTGTTTTCACATCTGATTGGGAAACTGCAATGAATGGCATTGGTGAAATCGTTGATGGTGTTTTCAGTGCCATTGAAACCACAGTTGAATCAGTGATTGGATTCTTCAGTGATGCCATTGGAAAAATCAAAGAATTCCTTGGTGTTGCAAACGAAGCGGAAGGTGTTGAAGTAAAAACAACCACTACAACAACCACTACCACAACAGGCGGTGTTGAAAAGTATGCAAGCGGTGCAGTATTAACAAAGGCAACAGCATTTGGGTACAATCCCTTCACTGGAAAGACAATGATTGGTGGTGAAGCAGGTGCAGAAGCAATTGCACCAATTGATGTGCTTCAGGGATATGTCAGACAGGCAGTGGCAGAACAGAATCAGGGAATGTATATGGCATTCAATCGAATGGTTGAATTGCTTGAAAATTATATGCCTGAAATTGTTGCAAACTCACACAAGCAGATTGTAATGAATAATGGTGCTTTGGTTGCGGAACTTGCACCGGGCATTGACCGTGAACTTGGTGGAATTGCATCTTGGAAAGGAAGGGGGAACAGATAATGAAAGGTGTATATTTTGGTGATTTGCATTCCTTCAGGGATTTGGGATTGATTCTTTCAAATGTTGAAATTTCACCGCCACAGGTGAAAACAAAGAAAATCGAAATCCCCGGTGCGGATGGTGAAATTGACATCACAGAATTTGATGGGAATGTTTATTATTACAACAGAACCATTTCATTGACCTTTTCCGCAACGGATGCACACAAACAGTGGGCATACATTTATTCAAGGGTATGCAACGCAATTCACGGAAAGGAAATGAATATTGTTTTTGAAGATGATCCGTGTTACAGATGGCATGGCAGGGTGAATGTGTTCGCACATTCCAAAATGAAATCAATAGGAACAATTGACATTGAAATTGACACAGAACCTTATAAATACACCATAAAAAACAGCCTTGAAGAAGTAACATGGGATGATTTCAACCTTGAAACAGGCATCATGCAAACTTTCAAGGATATTGCAGTGGAAGGAACACAGGAAGTTGGAGTGTTCGGATATAGAAAGAATGTTGTACCTGTAATTATTGTGGCAGGTACTGTTTCTGTGACATATAACGGCAAAACAACGGCACTTTCACAGGGTAGAAATAAGGTACTGCATATTGTTATCAAAGAAGGCAAAAACACACTGACATTCACGGGCAGTGGAACAGTATCAATTGAATTCGCAGGGGGTAGTTTGTAATGTATAGAATTGTTTGTAAAACAAACGGCAAAGAATATCCCCTGATGGATTCAAGGGATGAAGCATACAGCCTTCAAAATGTGGTTTTAACCAAAGAACTGAACAAAACCGGTTCTTTGGTTTTTTCCATGAACTACACACACCCCAATTATGGATGTATCAAAAAGATTGCTTCAATCATTAGTGTGTACTATGTGCGGAAGGATGGCACAGAAAAATGGCTTTACAGTGGAAGATCGCTGACGGATGAAGAAGATTTTTACCGAACAGGCAGAATTGAATGTGAAGGAATTCTTGCATTGTTGCTTGATAGCATTGTCCGTGATTATATCTTCAATGGTTCACCTGCTGATTATGTGTCATATCTGATAGAACAGCACAATGCACACGTTGGAACAGAAAAGCAGTTTGTGTTGGGGAACATTGCCCTTGATGGAATAGACAACAATGATTCCATAGTCAGGGAAAGCACACAGAAGCCCGATACACTGTCAGAAATCAATTCCAAGGCTGTTGATTTGCTTGGATGCTATATGTCAGCAAGGGAAGAAAACGGCACTTATTATTTTGATTGCACAAAGTATGTTGGAACAAACACACAGGAAATCAGATTCGGTTTCAACCTTTTGGATTTGAACAAAAAGACATCTGCCCTTGCATTGCGAACAGTAATGATTGGCATTGGGGCAGAAGTAAAAGGCAAGAAAATCATGGTTGAAGTTGAAGATGCAGATGCAATCAAAGAATATGGCAGAATTGAAGGCAAGGTGTCATTTCCGGATGTTACGCTTGAAGCAAACCTGATTACCAAAACAACGGAATATCTGAAGAAGTGTGTTGGCTATAACCAAAGCATTGAAGTATCTGCAATTGATATGAACATAGTGGATGAAGATATTCCTGAAATCAATCTTGGATATATCAATGTGATTTCTGCACCACACGGCATTTCAGAACGGATGCTGATTTCAAAAATGGTGCTTGATTTGACAAGCCCTGAAAACAGCAAATATACACTTGGCATCAGTAAGAATGTATATACTGATTTATCTGATATGCGTGGCAAAGATTATGATGAAGTGATTGATGGAATAATCAAATCCGTTGATACAGTATCAGCCAATGTCGGAACAGCAAACGCAATGCTTGAAGGCTTATTTTAGGAAGGCGGTGTGATATGGCAACACTGATTGAAAATACAAACAAAGTGGTCACCACTTTTGATGAAATAAGACAGGCAATCATTGCAAAGGGTGTGGATGTGCCAAACGGAACATCTGTTGAAGAATATGCAACACTGATTGCAAGCATTATCACAGGCAGTGGCGGTCTTGATACTTCAGATGCAACGGCAACGGCATCAGACATCCTTTCAGGTGAAACGGCATATGCAAGGGGATTGAAAGTCACAGGAACAATGCCTGACAATGGCAGTGTTAGTCAAACATTGTTAGCAGGGCAATCCTACACAATCCCCGAAGGCTATCACAACGGAAGCGGAACTGCAAGGGCTGAAGGCTTGGCAAGTCAAACACAGGCAACGGCAAAGGCATCTGATATTGCCATTGGAAAAACAGCCTATGTGAATGGGCAATTGATAACAGGTGATTTGGTTGCAAGTGGTGAAACAGAGATTGTATTTACAGAATATGTTTCAAAAACCACACAAGCAAACGCAACAACGATTACACATACATTTGCTGAAGATGTCGAAAGGGCATTGATTGTTGTTCAAGCAAGAAGAACAGGTACAGGTGTAAGTATCACACCTACTTTTACATTGGCAGAAGGCACATATAATGCCTTGGTTAATTCAGGGCTGTTATTGAGCAGTAGTGAAGAAACGGGTTCAGTTAGTAGGGTAAGGGTGTTCAATGTGCTAGGAATAAAAGCAGGTGATGTTATAAAAATGGCAACAAATACTAGCGGATTTGTAAGAAGTGGAATGACCATTTTAACGTATTAAGAAACGGAAGGTGAACCATGAAAATATTGATTGAAAAAATCAGAAATGCAAGGACAGGGAAAGAATGCCGTGAACCAATTGCACAGGCATTGTCAATCCTTCATGACCTTGCAAGCGTGAAAATCGAAAATGCAGAAGTTGTTGAAGCAAGGAAGTATTTCAATTTTGGTGCTTTTTTAAGTTATGACACCATTGGTGAACGTATAAATGTATACGAAGGTATGATAATCAATGAAAAAAATATCAACAAGGCAAGAAGTATTGATTTGTTGCTTGGAAAGGAAGTGTGAAAATGTTCAGTACATTGATTGAAAAAATCAGAAATGCGGTACTTGGAAGGGAAGTCAAAAATGCCATTGCAGACACAATCCAAATGATATATGAAGATGGTATTTCCGCAGAAAATACGGCTGTTGAAGTTATTGAAGCAAGGGGGAAATATCCCAATCTTAAAGATAGACTTAATTTCCTGCAAGCAGATGCAGAAAGGCTGTATGGTTCAATTGGTGAAATAGATACTTCACCAATTGTTTTTTCTGCTGACAGTGAAGTTGATTTCCCTAGTGATGCGGAAATCAATGGTGCAATTCTGATTGTATACGAAGAATAGAAGGTGAATGCAATGAAAGCAAAGAAAATGCGTACAGTGTTACCATTTGACGGAACAAATGGTGGTATAAAAAAGGTTGCAAAAGTATTGCGGAATGTTGATGGTGAAATGCAAGTGATACACGATTTCAGGCAGTATTTAATCAAGGATGGTGTGCTTCAGAATGGATGCCATATTGTTCGTGCAAAACTGACTGCACCGAAAAAAGAAGGTACACCAATAGCAATGGAAGGCTATGTTAGATATGATGAAATGCTTGAAAAGGGTGAATTGATTCAGGAAGAAGGTGCTTTGAAAGTGATTCTTCCGAAGTTGAATGTTGGGAACAAAATTATTCCAATTGTCGTGCCTGAGTTGTTCATATGCAGTGATGAAGGTGTGAAAAATGAAGCGTACAAGAATTACAGGATGTATGCAGACATTGCATATTATTCAGAAGGTGACACCTATTATTATGAAAAAAGGATAAGATTGAATGGTGAAATTGAAATCAGACCTTCAACGGCTTCCGTTGTGTATAGTCTGAATAAAACGTCAAAGGCAAGTCCATTTTATTCAAGGAACGGCATTGAAGCCTATGGAATGAATATTGATTATAATACATTAAAAGATACAATCAACGAATCTGAAGTGTTATATATCAAGGATTTGTACATCATAGCATAATTTTACAAAAGATAACCTTGCAAATGGCAAAGAAAGGCAGGTTATCATGAAAGGCATTAAATTTGGAAATTATCATTCCTATGATGATTTCAATTTGATTTTATCATCTAAAGCAATCGGTTCACCATCACCAAAAACGGAAACAATTGATATTCCGGGCGGTGATGGTGTTCTTGATTTGACAGATTTTTTCGGGGAAGTGAAGTACAACAACAGGGAATTATCCTTTGAATTTTCCACCATTGTTCCGCAATCTGAATTCATGGCACTGTTTTCAAAGGTGCAAAATGCACTACACGGACAGAAGATGCAGATTGTACTTGATGAAGATTCAGAATGGTATTACACAGGCAGAATCAGTGTGTCAGAATGGAAGGCAGAAAAGAGTGTTGGAAAAATAACCATTGATTGCGATTGCGAACCATACAAAACAAGGCTTGGTGACACAGAAATTTTTCAGATGGTGTCAGGCACTGAAGAAAAAGTGATTCTTCCAAACGGCAGAAAGACAGTTGTTCCCATTATTGATATAACAGGGAATATCAATCTGACATATGGTGAAAACTTTTGGGCATTGACAGAAGGAAGATATGAATTGCCTGCCGTGATTCTTCAGAATGGTGACAATGAAATCATAGTTGGTGGAACAGGCACAGCAACCTTCACATACAGGGAAAGGGGGCTGTGATATGTACAGGGTATATTGTGACAACTTCCTTCTTTATAATGACCAAGAAGAAGGATATGAAATCTTCAATCCAAAGGTGGAATTGGAACTGAATGAAATCGGGCATTTTGATTTTGACATATACAATGACCATCCATCCTTTGACCATCTGCACAGACTGAAATCAATCATCCAAGTATATCAGGATGGTTTTTTGCTGTTTAGGGGAAGGATTCTGAATGATACACAGGGCTTCCATAATGAAAAGAAGGTGGAATGTGAATGTGAACTTGCCTTTTTGGTTGATAGCATTCAAAGACCATATGATTTCACTGGAACACCTGCTGAATTGTTCGCTTTACTCATAAACAGCCACAATGCACAGGTTGATGCAGCACATCAATTCAAGATTGGAAATGTCACTGTCACTGATCCGAATGATTATATTTCCCGAAGTGATACAGAATACCTGAACACATTGGATTCTATCAAAAAGAAACTACTTGATACATTGGGCGGTTATCTTTTTATAAGGCATGAAGCGGATGGAAACTACATTGATTATCTTTCAGAATTGAATTTGCTATCACCACAGAAAGTTGAATTCGGGAAAAACCTTCTTGACCTGAAAAGAGAAACCAAGGGTGAAGATATTGCAACAGCAATCATTCCGCTTGGGGCAAAGGAAGAAGGCAGTGAAAACAGGCTGACAATTGCATCTGTGAATAATGGTGTGGATTATGTGTACAATCAAGAAGCGGTTGAAAGATATGGTTGGATTTTCCGTGTTCAGGAATGGGATGATGTGACAGAACCTTCAAACCTTCTGACAAAGGGCAATGAAGCCCTTCAGGGAAAGATTCAATTGCTTTATTCAATAGAATTGGATGCAGCAGACCTTGCAACAGTCGATAAGACTATTTCATCATTTCATCTTGGTACTAAAGTACAGGTGACAACAAATCCGCATTCAATCAATCAGTTGTTCACAGTAACAAAATTGTCAATTGACCTGCTTCAACCTGCTTCAAATAAGTTGACCTTGGGTGACACCATTCAGACCTTCACAGAAAGGGCTACAAAGGGGCAAATAGCCACAGAAAACATGATGGTGGATATTTCTTCAACATTCGACAAAATGCTAAATTCAAGCCTTTTAGCAACGGAAGAAAAACTGACTGCACAGATTGAAGCAACGGCAGAAGGTTTCCGGTCAGTATTGAGTGAAGAAGTGTATTTGAAAGATGATGTTGATGCCTTGGTGTCAAGTGTCAGTACAACATACACACGAACAGCAGAAGATTTTGAATTCAGACAAACGGAGATTCAGAAGGAAATTGAAGCGGTTGCGAATGGTACTGATGCACAATTTGAAATCATAAGCAAATACATCAGATTCTTTGATGATGAAGGGCATGTGATTATAGGCATAGATGGCAACGCAATCACACTGAAGGTTTCAAATGACAAAATAGCATTCCTTGATTCAGGAATTGAAGTTGCATATTTCAGCAATAACAAATTATATGTGACAGATGGCGAATTCCTTCATTCGCTGCAACTTGGCAATTTTGCATTTATGCCAAGGGAAAACGGCAATCTGTCATTCACAAAATTATAAGTAGGGGGCATGATATGGGAACATCATCTGCAATGTCAACTACAAATGATAAAATCAAATATAAGATAACAGTAACACAAAACAGCCAAAGTGTGGCGAATAATACATCAAATGTCACTGTTTCTGTAAGGGTGTACAGAACCAATACAGGATATACAACCTATGGAACAGGAACAGTGTACTGTACAATAAATGGTACACAATACACGGAAGCAATCACTTCCAGTGACAAAATCACATCATCAGGCATTGTGCTGTTCAGTAAAACATTGAATATTGCACACAATGCGGATGGTACAAAAACGCTTGCTACATCTGCAAGGATAACACATGACCAATTTTCTTCAAGCAGTCAATCATATTCACAGCCATTGACAACGATTCCAAGGGCAACAACACCAACAGTTTCTGCTTCATCCGTTGATATGGGGGCATCCATAACAATCAATATGCCAAGGGCATCAAGTTCATTTGACCATACCTTGACATACAAATTCGGATCGGCAACAGGAACAATCGGTAGTGAACTTGATACTTCAAAATCATGGACTGTGCCGTTGTCGTTGGCAAGTCAGATTCCCAACGGAACTTCAGGAAGTTGCACCATAACCTGCAAAACATACAACGGAAGCACCTTGATTGGCACAAAGACAGTTTCATTCACTGCCAAAGTGCCTTCTTCTGTTGTGCCTACTATTTCAGCCCAAACGATTTCAGAAGCAACATCCGGGCTTGCAGCACAGTTTGGGGGCTATATACAGAATAAATCAAAGTTGAAAGTGGCAATCACAGCAGCAGGAAGTTATTCAAGCACTATCAAAACATATAGCACCACAATAGCAGGAAAGACCTATTCGGGAAGCAGTGTGACATCCGGTGTTATTACAACTTCAGGAACAGTGACAGTGAAAACAACAGTCACGGATTCAAGGGGCAGAACGGCTTCAAAAAGTACAAATGTCACAGTGCTTGCCTACACTGCACCGAAAATCACAAAGTTTTCAGCAGTCAGGAATGATGCAGGTGTTGCGGTAACAATGAATTTCAGTGTTGCTTCACTGAATAATAAAAACACGAAGCAATACAAGGTGGAATACAAGCCCAAAACAAGTGATACATACACGGAATTGATAACAGGCAGTGTGTATTCCTACAACGGCACACAGAATTTTGCAGACAAGTTTTCGACCGAATCATCACATGATTTGCGATTGACTGTCACTGATTATTTTGGTGAAAGTTCGGCTGCAATAGCCTATGCGGAAATACCAACAGCCTTCACACTTCTTGATTTCAATGCAAGTGGAAAAGGCTTGGCATTTGGCAAGGTTTCCGAAACAGAAGATGAACTTGAAATTGATTTGGATGCGAATTTTTACAAAAACATTCAGATGGGTGGATGGAAGAAGTCAAATGATGAAAAGAATATGTACTTCAACACAACAGATGAAGCCGAATATCCGCACAATTGCAAATTGTATGGTGGAAATGGTGCATCTGTCACATCCATTGGATGTTGGGATACTGCAAGAAATCACGGCATATGGCGATATTTGAGCAGCACACAGAATCTTGTGTTTGATGCCAATGTAAAGGTGACAAGGGCAAATGGTGGTGATGAATTCATCACTTCCGATCCGGTCACACACGGAAGCAGAACAGGAAGGTGTCAATTTTCCAATGGTTTATTGATTCAATGGGGAGTTGAAACAATAACACCTGTAACAAATACACCAACGGCAAAAGCGGTGAAATTCCCGGTTGCCTACACATCAGTTCCAATGGTGCTGACAACGGCAATCACAACAGTTCCGGGAACATCAGTTTCAGGCAATGCTTCAGCCAATATCACTGTATCAGGATTTGATGCTTATGTGACAAGAAACGGAACAACAAATACATCCGTTGGATGGGTTGCAATAGGGTACAAAGAATAAAAGAATACAATACAAAAGAAAGGGAAACATCATGGAAACAATAATCACAGCAATTATCACAGGGGGGCTTTCTTTGGTCGGGGTGATAATCTCAAACATTCAAAGCAGCAAGAAGATTGAAGGGAAACTGACAACAGCACAGGCGGTCACAGATTGCAAGATTGAAGAACTGACAAGGGAAGTTCGGGAACACAATCACTTTGCCCGAAGGATGCCTGTTGTGGAAGAACAAATCAAGGTTATCAACCACAGAATCGGTGATTTGGAAAATGATGCGAAATAGGGCATAAGAAAAGGGAAGGTGTTATGCCTTCCCTTAAATATTTATGTTATTTATCTGTAACGCATCAAATACTTTACATTTTCAATTTTAAAACTTAGATCTTTTAATAATTGCTCATAATCTTTGGGTGGTGTTCCACCACTTGGGTTATCGTAACACCATTTTTCAAATTCATCCCATATTACACTACGCTGTCTTTCAAGTCTTTCAAGGTTTTGCCTTAATTCATTTGACTTCCCTTGATGAAATCTTCTAAAATTTTCACCCGTCATATTTTTATTCCTCACTTTCTGTAAATTCATCAATATTCATAATTGCTAAATCATATGTTTCTTCACTGATTTTTCCTTCATTATAAAGGTTAAATATGTTTTCTGAATATTCGCTTCTACTCATGCTATTTCCATCCTTTCTTTAGGTGGGCGGTAGAACCGCCCTTTGTATTTATGCTATGTTCTGATTTTCAAGTGTGAGTTCAACCATTTTAATGATCTGTGCTTCTTTTCTTGCTTCTTCTTCTGTGATAATTCCTAATTCACTATCAATAAGAATGTTTTTGTATTCTTTTTCAATGATTTTTTTGATTTCGTTTGCTGTTTTCTGATAAACAACTTCTTCTGTACTCATTCGGGTAAAACCTGCATTATCAAATCCCCATGCTTCAATGTGCTTTTTGCAACTATATTTTGTATCCTTGAAAATTTTTTCTGCCTTTGTCATATCGTTGTTTCCTTTCTTGTTGGGTTGCTTTGTTCCTTATGATATTAGTATAATATATGGGGACATATATTACAATTGGCATAATTCACAAAATATATGGGGACATATTTGTTGATTTTGTATATGTACACATATATAATCATAATATAAGATATAAATATAAAGAAAGGAAGGTAAACCATATGACAAAGACAACAGATGCACAGAAAAAAGCAACGGCAAAATATATCTGCAAATTGGATGAAATAAAAATCCGTGTACCTAAGGGCAAGAAAGAAGAATACAGGCAGATGGCAGAAGCAGAAGGAAAGTCATTGAATCAATTCATTATTGACCGAATAGAAGGGAAGGAATCCTGATGGAAGAAGAACTTTACAATTCAGCAGTTGATTCAATCAAGCGGTACAAAGAAACTGAAGAAGAATTGACGGATTTTGATAATTTCATGGATGAAATAGAAAAGGAATACAAAGGGCAGGAATAAAACCTGCCCTTCTTTTTATGTCATTTTGCATAACAATCTAAAAATCAAATCAAGCAAAGAAATGTCCTTGCAACCTTCCAACAATTCAACAATTCTTCTGATATATTCTTCTTCCATACAATTCACCTTTTGAAACACAACCAATCCGCAACTTCTTTTGTGTGGTCATAGGAAAATATTATTCCAATTATTGACAGTGTAAAATATTAAGTTTAACATTATCTTAAAATAATATTTTAATTGCGGTGTCATAAACGACACAGGAAGGGGAACAAATGGGGTTAAGGTTTAACAAAAGGATAAAGATTGCAGATGGAATGACATTGAACCTGAACAAGAAAAGTGTTGGTGTGTCTGTTGGTGGTAAAGGTGCAAAGTACACTATCAATTCAAAAGGCAAAAGAACATCAACAGTGGGATTGCCCGGAACAGGATTGTATTATTCAAAAAGCAGTGGTTCAAAGAAACAAAACACAGAACAGAACGAATACCATTCTACACAAAGTGAATTCATGCAGCCCAAACAAATGAAAATGGGCTTGATTCCGTTGCTGCTGACAATCTTCTTGGGATGGTCGGGCATTCAATGGTTCATGGTTGGAAGAATCGGAAAAGGCTTGTTGTATTTATTCACTGTTGGATTGTGTTGCGTTGGATGGTTTATTGACATTATCAATCAAGTAATTGGTTTTGTGAAATTAGTCAGCCAAGTTGCAAAAGAACAACAAAAAGAAGGACAGGAATAACACCTGCCCTTCACTTTGCGTACCATGTACGCATTCTGTACGCACTGGCAAAGATTTTTTAAATTATAAAAAAAGATGATAAATGATAAAAAAGCACTGTTTTCCTTGATACTGCAAGGTTTTCAATGGATTGTGAGTGATACGAAATGATACAAAATGATGCTAAAAACCGCAGATTCAACTTCTTGCGGAAGTGGCAAAAAGTTCAAGCGGTGTTGTGGGAAAGAGTAAAAATACCTTGATTTTATGCGGTTTCTAGCATTTACGAAAAAATAAAAAATAGCACAAATTGCGTTCCTGTACGCATCCTGTACGCATTAGTTCTGTTTGCGTACGCACTTGCGTACAGGAATTTATTTTACTCTTTTCAATACAGTATCGGATTTTGCGTACATAGAAGCAAGAATTTCTTCTGCTGCTTCTTTGGCTTCCTGTTCAGTTTTAAAACCTGCCTTTTCAATGTTCTTGCGTTTCCCTGTTTCATCATAGTTTGTGATTGAATATTGGTATGATGCACCACGATTTCTTATACTGTATGACCGGATATTGACACCATCAGACCAAATATTTTTACCACGAACACCTTTGTGTTCTGATGTCCAAATACAATTTCCGGGTTCAAAGTTGCCTTCTTTGTCAATGCGTACAAAATCAAGATCATCTTCATATCCGTTTTCCATTGCCCATTGTTCAAATACTTCATAATCAAGCCATTCATCACTGAATTTGATTCCACGATTCTTGTAAAATTCAGTGCCATTGCATCTGTTCTTGGTTGCTTTCCAAATTCCATATAGTCTTTCATTCTTGTACTTCACCTGAAGCCTTCCAACACGTTCAAACACTTCCATTGATTTCACACGCATTTCATCTGTATTTGAAACATAGGTATCCATTGTTGTTTTTATGGAAGCATGACCAAGCCTTTCAGAAATATCCTTGATTTGCAATTCTTCAGTATTGGAAACAAGCACTGTCGCATGGGTATGTCGTAACATATGGAAATGGAAATCTTCAAACCCCATTTCTGTTTTAACAACCTTCCCAACATATTTCATTGGTACAGTTCCACGGAATTCCCCATTTTCTTTCACGCATACCAATTTCACTCTTGGATAAGGGCAAATGCCTGATTCATCAGTTTGTGAAATTATCCGGTGTTCAGTTCTGCCGTTGGCAAGTTTTTCTTCCTTCAGGTAGTGCTTCACATAAAATTCGCCATATTCCGCTTCTGCTTTTTCTTGCATTTCTTTATATGTGGAAAGTGCATTCAAAAGTTCATTACCTATTTTGATTGACCTGTATGAAGAATTGTTTTTCAATGCACCAAGATACCATCTATTCAATGCTTTTCCTTTTTGTGGTTTCCTTCCGGCAAGTGCATCTTTATCTTTTCCCTTGCATTGCTGCCGAACATGAATGATGCCATTTTCCAAATCAACATCATTCCAAGTAAGACCAAACACTTCACCAACACGCATTCCAGTATAATATCCGATAAGCAACGCATAGAATTGATATGGCGACCTTCTAAAACGGTCAAGAACGGCTTCTATTTGTTCTTTCGATAAAATATAAGGCTTCTTTTCTTTTGGCTCAAATTTGGGCAATTTAACAGGTTCTGCAACGTTGTATGGAATCAGTTTGGCGGTGTAGGCAGCATATCCAAACGCACCTTTGCAAACCTTCAGGATATTTCCAAGGTATGCTTTTGTAAATCCTTTTTTGAGATATATGTCATTTATCATGTTTTGCAATGCAATTACATCAATAGATTTCAACATGAAATGCCCGATCCTTGGCTTCAAATGTTTATTTATTATATTTTTATATGTTGTCACTGTATTATCAGCAAGATTCACAACAGCATAATTGTTCAGCCAATAATCAAGAAAATCTGAAACAGACATTTCAGAAGGTTCAAAATGCTTCCCTGCCCGAAGGTATTCTGCAAGGGCAAGATTCCCTGCCTTTTCTGCTTCTTCTTTTGTCTTGAATCCTGCCTTGGATGCGTACCTTCTTTTTCCGTCAACCTTGGCAAGTTCAAAGCGGTACTGCCAAGAAGGCTTCTTTTTGTCACCACGATTTGTAATAATAATTTTTGCCATTTTTCATCATCCCCATTTGTTTTTCTTTGAAAAAAATATGTTTTTAGTTAAAAAATTCATAATATTCCAAGTGCTAACAATTACCATTGTTTATCTTGAATTCATGATATAGAATAAATTCAGAACATTCGTTCCCCGGTGAAAGGAGTATGCTCATGAGAGAAGAATACATATCTGCCATCCAACAATTGATTCAAAATTGCAATGATGTTGAACTGCTTGATTTGATTCTGAAATTACTTCAGAAATGCTGATAACATTTGCTTCACACTAAGCAATTTTTCGTTATCAAGATTATAGATACTTTCAACCACAGACATAAAATCTGCATCAGTACGCATTCTTACAACGGCATCCGATATGATGTCGTTTTTTCTTTCCATGTTCCTATCAATTGGCACATCAAATCCCATCAACCATGCTTCTGACACATCAAGATATTCCGCAATAAGATACAACCTTTTAGAATCCTTGATTTGCCTTGAACCTGAAAGATATTGGCTTAATGCTGATTTTGGTATTTTCAAATCACGGGCAATATCAACAGGTTTCTTTTCTCTTAAATCAAGTGCAATCCGCAATCTGTCTTTCAATTCCGCTTTTTCATTCATTTGTATCACCTTCCTTATATATTGAAGTAAAACCATAATAACACACATTGTGAACTTTTTAAAGCGAAAGTTTACAAAAATTAAACTTTAGTGTTGACAGCGTTAAAATACTATGCTAATATAACATTGTTCACGAAGTGAAAACCACAAGATAAAGAACTTCACGGATGGTGAACACAAAATATAGTACCTATATATTTTTTTAAAATAGTAGTTCACAAATAGAGAACTACGGAAAGGGGGCAACATGGTTTTTGATTATAGTGATTTGCGTGGAAGAATCATTGCGAAGTTCGGCACTATCAAGGCATTTGCAAAGGCATATGGGAAATCATACGTTACAATGTCAAACAAATTGAATGGCAAAGTTGCGATTTCACCTGATGATATTATCAAAATGTCAGCACCGGAATTCCTTGATATTCAGCCGACAGAATACCACACATATTTTTTTAAAGTAAAAGTTCACAATTAGTGAACGGAAGGGGCAATCAATGGAAGATATGCTTTACACAGTGCCTGAAGTGGCAGCAATCTTGAAAACCAATGTTGATTATGTCTACAAACTGCAAAAGGCAGGTTTGATTCGGTTTATGAAAATCGGAAGGCTGAAATGCAGAAAATCAACTTTGGAACAGTTTCTTGAAAAATATGATGGATGCGACATCAGCGATCCATTCAACATTCAAACAATGGAAGGAGAATAAACAAATGGGAAATTTTAATGAATTAACAATTGAAGATGTGTATTTGATGAACTTGGCAACCGGTATGGAAGTGGTGATTGAAGATGGGAAGATTGCAAGTGCATACATTCCTGAAGAAAGGATGAAGGCAGATGAACATTCCCGATAATTACGATTATTTCAAGCAGCACGAAGCGGAACAGGCTGCATGGCTTGAAAAGATGCCTGAATGCAGTGAATGCGGTGAAAAGATTCAGGATGAATACTGTTATGAAGTGAATGGTGAATACATCTGTGAACAGTGCATGAAGGACAATCACCGGAAATCAACAGAAGATTTGATATAGAAAGGAAAATGATTATGTGGAAATTGACAATTGCACAAAAAAGAAAATCTGAATATTCGGATAACACATTCATTGAAAAGGTTGAATGTTTGGCTGAAGATATTTGCTATCTCACATCAATGATAGACAATTTTTCAGCACTGGAAGCAGCATTTGAAACTGTATATGAAATTAGAAAGATTGCAAAGGAAGGTGACGAATAGTGGAATTCAGAAAATTAAGGGCTGACGAAATTGATTGCCGTATTTCAATTTGCAATCAGTATGGCATAGGGCTTCTTTTGTACAAGGATGCCCGGTGCGATCAGAACATTTTAGATGAAACTGTTGGTGCAATGAATTGGCAAAGACACCATTCAAGAGATAATGCAAATTGCATTGTTTCCATATGGGATGCAGAAAAGAAGCAGTGGATTGAAAAAGAAGATACAGGAACAGAATCATTCACTGAAAAGGAAAAAGGGCTTGCATCAGATTCCTTCAAACGTGCCTGTTTCAATTGGGGCATTGGCAGGGAACTTTACACCGCACCGAATATGTTTGTACTGAAAAAAGACCTGAAAACACTTGAACAAAGCGGTGACAATTTCAAAAAGTGGACTTGCAAAGATACTTTCATTGTAACGCACATTGAATATTCGGGTGAAAAGATTGTTTATGTGAAGGTACTTAACCAAAAGACAAACAATGAAATTGAATTCGGCACACCTGCCAATGAAACACAGGAACAGGTGAAAGTGGAAAAGCAGACTGTTGATGCAGTGAAGGTTCAGGTGCTTGAAAAGCGGTGCAGTGATGAAGGTGTGAATCCTGAAAAGATTCTGAAGTTGTACAAGGTTGCACAGTTTTCAGACCTGACAGAAAAGCAGTTCAGAAACATTGCAGATAATTGGGAAAAGATTAAGGTGATGTAATGGAATTTACAGGCAAGATTCAGAATGTTTCAAAAGATTGGCAGACAGGACAATTTCAAATCACATTCACTGTCAATGAAGCAGCAGCAATCAATGAAGTGAACCATATTCAATCATGTGAGAAGTTGAACATAAAAGCAGTGAAGCACAGGGAAAGGCGGTCACTGGATGCAAATGCTTATATGTGGGTACTGCTTCAAAAGATGGCTGAAATGCTTCATCAGGACAAGTGGAACATATACCTTGAAATGCTTGGAAGGTACGGAGTATTCACACACATCATTGTGAAGCCAAATGTGGTTGAAAAAGTCAAGGAAGAATGGCGAACTGTGAAAGAACTTGGTGAAGTGTGCGTGAATGGCACAACCGGGATTCAACTTCAATGCTATTTTGGATCATCAACCTATAACAGCAAGGAAATGTCCGTGTTGATTGATGGTGTGGTGTCAGAAGCAAAGGAAATGGGCATTGAAACACTTCCACCTGAAGAACTGGAAAGGATAAAGGCAGCATGGCAAAACAAAAATCAATAATAGTAGATTGTATGGATAATTGTTTCGTGTGTGGCAGCCCTTATGTTGAAATACATCATGTGATATACGGCACTGCAAACAGAAAACTATCTGATATGTATGGATTGGTTGTGCCGTTGTGTCACGAACACCACACAGGACAAACAGGAGTGCATTTTAACAGGGATTTTGACCTGTACTTGAAGAAGTTAGCACAACGGAAGTTTGAAGCCGTATATGGGGCAAATAAGGGCTTCAGAGAAGTATTTGGAAAGAGTTACCTATAAGAAAGGAGAAATAAATGGGAATTGAATGGATTGACAAAAAAAGAATGAGTGTGAGGGAATGCGATATTACAATAACAATGAAAAAAAGTAGTAATAAAAGAATGTGTGCCAATTTTATATTCAGGAATGATTGTTGGGAAATAATTTCGGACAATACGAAAATTGATTTTGGCATTGATTCTGAAAAACCGACTAGGATATATTTTGCCCAAGGTACAGAAGGAAGGGGATATAAACTGTGTACGAACGGAAATCAAAAAAATCGTTATATTGCTATCAGTAATTTTGATGTAAATGATTTCATAGGTGATTATAACCTGCTTTTTGATACGAAAGAAAGACTTTATTACATTGATTCAAACAACAAAAATGGTTGCGAAAGGGATAGGTAAAAGAAAATGAACAAAGTGATTTTAATTGGAAGATTAACAAAGGATGTTGAAACAAGATATTCAGGAGAAATGGCAATTGCAAGATTCACATTGGCAGTTGATAGAAAATACAAAAAGGATGGGGATGCAACGGCAGACTTCATCAGATGTGTTGCATTCGGCAAGAATGGTGAATTTGCAGAAAAGTACATCAGAAAAGGCATGAAGATTGGTGTGTCAGGAAGAATCCAAACAGGTTCATATGATGATAAGGACACAGGCAAAAAGGTATATACAACAGATATTGTTGTTGAAGAATTCACTTTCTGTGAAAGCAAGGCACAG